CGGCACGGTGATCGTGGAGGGCTTCTCGGGACAAGGGTGCTCCTGCCGAGACGTCTCCGCACTGGCCCAGGTGTGGGCGATCCAGCGCCTTGCCGAATCGCTGCAAGGAGACATGCAGAGGCCCGGCGGCGGGAACAGCGCAATCGGTTGAATTTCTGACCCATGCCCGACCTGCGAGGCATGGGCAGTCCGTGGCCGGCGAGAAACCCCGGCGAGCGGATGGGCAGCAGGACCGGCCACCCGGGCGACGCGCTTGCCGGACGCGCACTCTCTAGCCCAACACGTCGCACAAGATCGCGTCTTGAAACAAGATCAAGGGCAGCACCTGGACGCGCGCTGCCCGACATAGCTAACCCTGCCGGAATGGCTGCCGAATCGAGTAATCGGCACGCCGATCGCCCAGCGCCACCAGCGCAGCGATCGGCACCCCATCATCTCCAAGCCGCCTCCGGGTGGCTCTTGCGCCCCCGGAGAAATGACATGCCTATCGTCATCATCCCATCCGGCGCGGCTGTCGCTGCCGCCGCTGTGATTGCGGCCAACGCCGCGGTCATCGCTGCCAACGCTCGGCGACCTGAAGCGCCGCAGCCGACCTCCGCGGCATCTGCAGCTTCAGCACCGCAACCCGCCATCAAACCCGGGCTGAGCACGGCCCACCCGCCAAAGCGCCTGTAGGCGCATCAAGCGCGGCCCCACGGGCCACTGTGCACTCCGACCGGCCCGCCTTGCGCGGGCTTCTTCGTTTCTGGCCGCCTCCGGGCGGCTTTCGCGTTTCCGGGCCACACATGACCATCAAGTACGCCTATTCGATGCTGGAGATCAAGGCGGCGGATGCCCCTGCCGCCGGCGGCAAGCGCAAGTTCACCGGCATCGCCACGACGCCGACCGCCGACACCGTGGGCGACATCGTGGAGCCCGCCGGCGCCGAGTTCAAGCTCCCGATCCCGCTGTGCTGGATGCACAACACGCGCGACCCGGTGGGCTGGGTGACGGCCGCCAAGGTCACCGCCAAAGGCATCGAGATTGAAGGCGAGATCGCCGACATCGCCGAGCCGCAAAGCCTGAAGGATCGCCTCGACACCGCCTGGGCAATGCTGAAGGCCAAGCTGGTGTCGGGCCTGTCCATCGGCTTCCAGCCGCTCGAGTCGGTGCGCATTGAAGGCACCTACTCCTACCGCTACGTGAAGTGGCTGTGGCGCGAGCTATCCCCCGTCACGGTGCCGTGCAACACGGACTGCGACATCAACAGCATCAAGTCGGCCGACCAGGCCATCCGCCGCGCCGCGTCTGGCGCGCGGCCTGTCGTCCGACTCGACAACACCGGCCCCGCCGGTGCCAACAACCCCGGCGCTTCGGGGCAAGACGTGATCCGCCGCAAGGGCGTGGTCTACCTCAAGTGAACCCGAAAGGTCTGATCGTGAAACAAACCCGAACCCTGGCCATCTTCGCGATGGCCGCCCTGGCCTGCGCGGCCGCATTCGCCACCGGCGTCATGGATCCCTGGCTGCAACTGCTGGGCATGCATCCCGACGTGGGCGCCTCGCTGTTCCTGCTGGCCAACGGCCTCGCGGCCGTGCCGGGCAAGAAGACTGTCGGCGAGCAGATCGTCGCCTTCGAGGCCAAGCGCCAGGTCGCCAAGGATGGCGCCGAAGCCATCGTGGCGAAGTCCGTCGAAGAAGGTCGCACCCTGGACGAACACGAGGCCGAGCAGCACGCGACGTTCGTGGCCGAAGTGGGCGCCATCGACAAGCACATCGCCCTGCTGCGTGGCCATGAGGCGCTGATGCTGTCCAAGGCCGCGCCGATCACCCAGGCCAACACCCAGGCCACGGCTGGCGCTGGCGGCGCGCAGATCACCGCTGCCGGCGTCATCAGCGTGAAGTCGAACCTTCCCCCCGGCATCCGCTTCACCCGCTTCGCGTGCGCCATGGCCCAGGCCAAGGGCAACGTGATGCTGGCGCACCAGATCGCGATCAGCCGCTTCAAGGACACCCCCGAGGTCGGCAACGCCCTCGAAGTGGCCGTGAAGATGGGTGGCACCCGCGACCTGAACCAGAAGGCCGCCGTGGCTGCCGGCACCACCACCGACAGTTCCTGGGCCGGCCCGCTGGTGCAGTACAACGACATGGAACGTGAGTTCGTGGAGTTGCTGCGCCCGAAGATGATCATGGGCCGCATGACGCAGCTCAACCGCGTGCCGTTCATGATGCGGGCCGCCCGCCAGCTCACCGGCGTCAGCGGCGGGTTCGTGGGTGAAGGCGCGCCGACGCCGCTGGGCAAGCAGACCTACGACAATGTGACCCTGAGCTTCGCCAAGGTCGCGGTGATCGTGGTGCTGACCGACGAGGCCGTCCGCTTCAGCTCGCCGAACGCCGAGATCAAGGCGCGCGACGACATGATCAAGGGCGTGTCGACCTACATCGACAAGCGCTTCATGGATCCGAGCTACAGCGGCGTGGCCAACGTCTCGCCGGCGTCGATCACCAACGGCTGCACCCGCGTGCAGTCCAGCGGCAAGACGCTGGCGGCCATCGATGTCGACGTGCGCGCCGCGATGGCGCCGTTCGCCAACTCCGATGTCGATCCGTCGACGGCGGTGTGGGTGATGCCGGCCACCGTGGCGCTGCGGCTGTCGATGAAGCGCACCAGCCAGGACGAGAAGGCCTTCCCCGAGCTGACCATGCTGGGCGGCACCTGGTACGGCATCCCGGTGATCGTCTCCAACGCGATGGTGACCGCGGGTTCCCCGAGCGAGCTGCAGATCGCGCTGGTGACGCAGGAAGAGGTGTTCGTGGCCGACGACGGCGGCGTGTCGATCGACATGAGCCAGGAAGCCTCGGTCCAGATGAGCGACTCGCCGTCCGCCGGCGCGCAGTCGCTGGTCAGCCTGTGGCAGAACAACCTGGTGGGCATCCGGGCCGAGCAGTACATCAACTGGGCCCCGCGTCGCACCAGCAACCTGGGCATCACGCTGATCGAGAACGTCGACTACTAGGTCGGCTGAAGCACGCTGCAGTAGTGCAGCCCGCCGGCGGGCCATTCACGGCCCGCCGGCCCCAATTCCAAGGACGCGCCCATGAACCACCAGACCCACCGGATGATCGCGCTGGCCGAGCTTGCCGACCACCAGGCTGCGGCCGGCGACACGTTCTTCGCCAGCGAAGTGGACGCGGACTACTACATCAGGCACCGCAAGGCCGAATACGCCCCGGCGCCGAGCTACGCGCCGCCGGCGCCGCCAGTCGTGGCGAGCGCGGTTTCCGCCTTGGTGGTGGCCGACGATGCCGCCCCGGGCGTTGCGCCAGAAGCGGCGGACCCTGCAGGCGAGCCGGCTGACCATGCCGCGCTCGACGCCACCCCCGTCACCCGCCGCCGCCCGGGCCGCCGCAGCAACGCCGATCTGGCGAAAGCCGCCGCCGAAGCGCAACAGAACGGCGCCGCCTGAGCGTGGACCGAGATCGCATCGCGGCCATGGTGGCCAGGCGCACAGGGCTGGCGCTGCGCGCCGTTGCCGTCGCGCTGCCGGCCCTGCTGGCCATCGTGTTGCTGCTGGCCGGCACCGGCTTGGTCTCCTACGGGGTCGACATGCTCTTCGGCCGCGGCTGGGCGCTGATCACGGCGGCCGTGCCCTTCCTGGTGATCGGCGCCATCCTCCTGCGAGGGATCGCCCGTGGCTAGGTCCCTGCTGTCCGTTCTGCGCTCTGGCCTGGCCACCAAGGACGCCTCCCGCGCCGTGGCTGCCAAGCCGTCATGGTGGGGCATGGTCTCCGAGTCCTTCGCAGGCGCCTGGCAGGCCGGCGTTGCCGTCGACCCCATCGGCCAGCTGACGGCCTTCGGTGCCGTCTTCGCCTGTGCGGTTCGCATCGCCAACGACATCGCGAAGCTCGAGTTCCAACTCAAGATGGACGACGCCGACGGCATCTGCATCGACGCCCCGCCGACCTCGCCCTATCACGCCGCCCTGCGCAAGCCGAACCAGTTTCAGAACCGCATCCAGTTCATCACCTGGTGGGTGCTGTCCAAGCTGCTGCGCGGCAACGCCTACTCGCTCAAGGAGCGCGACAACCGCGGCATCGTGGTGCGCCTGTACTCGCTGGACCCGCGCCGCGTGACACCGCTGGTCACGCCCGAGGGTGACATCTACTACCGCCTGGCCAGCGACGATCTGGCGCGCGTGCACACCGGCGTGACTGTCCCGCAGTCCGAGATCATCCACGACCGCGGGCCCACGCTGTGGCACCCGCTGATCGGCGTCTCGCCGCTCTATGCGGCCGGCGCCAGCGCCACCACCGGCGCCCGCATTCAGGGCAACTCGTCGCGGTTCTTCGAGAACATGAGCCGGCCCAGCGGCATGCTGACGGCGCCCGGCACGATCGATGACGCCACGGCGGCGAGGCTGAAGGCCGAGTTCGAGAAGAACTTCAGCGGCCAGAACATCGGCCGCCTGCTGGTGGGCGGCGACGACCTTAAGTACGAGCCGATGACGATCGCGGCTGAAGCCTCGCAACTGATCGAGCAGCTGGGCTGGAACGTGGCCGACGTGGCACGCTGCTTCAGCATGCCGCTGTACAAGATCGGGGCCGAACCAGCCCCGACTGGTGGTGATCCTGAGGGCCGCCAGACCGAGTACTACACCGACTGCCTGCAGATCCACATCGAAGGCATTGAGCTGTGCCTGACCGAAGGCCTGGAGATCGGCAGCGGCGCCACGGCGGGTTACGAGGTCGAGGCTGATCTCGACGGCCTGATGCGCATGGACAGCGCTGCGCAGGTTGAGATGCTGGTCGCGGCTGCCGGCGGCGCCTTCATGAAGACGAACGAAGCCCGCCGCCGACGCAATCTACCGCCGGCCAAGGGTGGCGACACCATCTACCTGCAGCAGCAGAACTACAGCCTCGAGGCCCTGGCCAAGCGCGACGCGCGCGAAGACCCATTCGCCACCGCGAAGCCGGCCGCAGCGGCCCCCGCAGCACTTCCTGCGCCGGCCGCGGCAACCACCAACAGCCAGCCCAGCAAGGCTGCGGCTGACGACGACAGCCAGGTGCGCGAGCTGCTGGATCACGTACTGAAGGGCCTGCAGCATGCTTGACGTGAAAGCCGTTGGCGACCAGATCATCACGGCGGTGCGCGACTACGTCGGCCGGGCCGTGGCCGGGGTGAGCGGCCGCATGGATGCACTGGAGCGCTCCGTATCCAGCGTCGAGCACATCGTCAAGCTGATCCCGGCCGGGCCGCAGGGCGAGCCAGGCCAGCGCGGCCCGCAAGGCGAGCCGGGGGTCAACGGCAAGGACGGTGCGCCTGGCGAGCGCGGCCAGGATGGTATCGCTGGGCTGAGAGGCGAGCGGGGCCCCGCTGGCGAGAAGGGCGACCGTGGCGAGCCTGGCGCTGCCGGTGCAGATGGCGCCGCCGGCAAGGACGGCCTCAACGGCAAGGACGGCGCGCAAGGCCCCCAGGGTGAGCGCGGCGAGAAGGGCGACGTCGGCCCGGTCGGACCGGTTGGCGAACAAGGCCCGGCCGGCGATCGCGGGCCGCAGGGTGAGCGTGGCGCCCAGGGCCTTCAGGGCGAGCGCGGCCAGGATGGCGCCGCTGGCCCGCGTGGCGAAACCGGCCCGGCCGGCGCCAAGGGCGACATCGGCGAGCCGGGCGCACAAGGCGAACCCGGCGCGCGCGGCGAGAAGGGCGACGCTGGCCCGGCCGGCCCGCAGGGCGAACGTGGGCCGCAGGGCGAGCCCGGGCTGACAGGAAAGGCCGGCGACCGCGGCGCTGATGGGCGCCCAGGCGACCCGGGCCGGCATGGCGAGAAGGGTGCCGACGGCCGCGACGGCCGCGACGGGAAGGACGGCCGCGACGGCGCCAACGGCCGCGACGCTGCCGAGCTGGCGCCGCTGCCGAGCATCGACCCCTCCAAGGCCTACCGGGCCGGCACCTGGGCCAAGCACGCCGGCGGCCTGTGGCTGGCACGCCGCGGCACCGACGGCATGGATGGCTGGGACTGCATCGTCAATGGCCTTGCGTCGATCGAGCTGTCGGCGGCTGACGACCTTCGCACGCTGTCGGTGTCCGTGGTCTGCAGCGACGGCAGCCGCGTGGAGAAGTCGGTCAGCGTGCCAGCCCTGATCTACCGCGGCGTCTGGCGCGAAGGCGAGATCTACGCCAAAGGCGACAGCGCCACGCGCGGCGGATCGGCCTGGGTGCTGATGGTCGACAAGCAAGCCGGCCAGCCTGGAGAGGCTGGCAGCGGCTGGCAGTTGGCCGTGAAGAAGGGCACCGACGGTCGGGACGGCCTCAAGGGCGAGAAGGGCGAACGCGGCGCCCAAGGGCGCGACGGCAAGGACCTGACGCAGGTCGGCCACAACGGCGAGAAGTGGTAGCGCTTGAGCGCCGCCTGGGCACATCACGGAGCAATTGAATGACCACAAGCAGCAACCCCGTCAGCGCCACGAAGACGGTCACGCAACGCGATCAGGCGATCACGGCCGCCTACGGCTCCGCCGGTGACTCGATCACGCACAGCGCTGCCACCAGCCGCGTGCAGGTCGGAAACCTGCTGTCGCCGAAATGGGAGATCCAGTACCGGGTCGGGTCGGGCGCCTGGGAAACGGTCGGGCCGGGCAAGTCGAAGTGGCTCGACATCGACTTGTCCACCACCACGCTGAAGGTGCGCCGCAGCGAGTTCGCGCCGGCAAGCGTCACGGTTGGCCTGATCATCGAGGGTCTGCCGACAAGCCTGGTGGCCGACACCGGCGGCGGCGCGACGGTTGATGTGGGTGCGGTGTCAGCGGATGGGATTTCGGAGATTGCGCCGATCATGCCCAACGTGCTGTTCAGGTTTGACGGCTCCGTGGCCGCGGGTGTCGGCTACACCGTCACACACAGCGGCACCGGCGGAACCAACAGCATTGACACGGCAACCAGCCCGTTCGTGGGGCTCAACGCTGGGGCTTCGCTAAAAATCAACGCCGGCAGCACGCGGACTGACGTTGACATCACCGGCCTGAACCTTGTCAACTTCGATGGGCATGTGGTCATCAACTGCTGGGTTGAGGATCACACCGCCACAAGCATGCAACTGACGGCATTTGCCGGAACATCAGGGCTAGGGCGGTCTTTCCAGCGCATGCATACCGTCGTGGCCGGCACTGGCACCGCGCCACGTAACGGCTTCCATGCGGTCCCATGTGGTCCGCTGGAAAACAACGATGTCAGCAACAGCACAGCGATCTGGACAGCCGGCGCGTCCAGCACGTTCCTTGTGGGTGTTGACTCGCTCGGCCAGGTCCGGCTGCGCATCAACGGCGATGGCGTCGGCACGCGAACCGGCGCGGTCTGGATTCACTCCATCTCGCTGGTGCCGCGTGGCACGCCCACGGTGGTGTTCAGCTATGACGACGCGAGCCGCTGGGTCGATGCTGCGATTCCGCATCTCAATGCCAACGGGATCATGGGCACGTTCGGCGTCATGTCCAGCGGAATCGGCGGCACGCCGTCGCTTTGGCTGCGGGTTGCGGAGCTACAGGCAATGGCAGCAGCGGGGCACGAAATCTGCAGCCACAACGTCGCCAACACGGCGCTTCAATCGCCTTACGACGCCGCCGCCGCTGACACCTACGCCGCTGCGTTCCGGTCTGGGCTGGTGGCGCTGCAAGGATGGATTGGTGACAAGGCAAGCAGCATCTATCACCCGTGGGTGCAAGGTGTCAGTAGCGACACAGCAGTAAAGCGCCTACGGTCGTACGGATGCCGGATTGCCCGCATGGCCGGTCAAGCCCGCCACAACATCATCACCAGCGCCCCCGGGGGAGGCGTGTTCGATGGCGTTATGCAGTTGCGCAGCATCTGGACATACGATGGCAGCGCGGGTGCCGGGCCGAACTTCACAAACGCCGTGGTGGATCAAATCTTGAACGACTGCGAGAAGTACGGCACCACCGTCTGCTTCATGATCAACGAAGTGCAGGACGCAGAAACCGGCTACCAGACCAGCGTGGCGAAACATCGCTACATCGTTGAGCAGTCCGCCAGTCGAACCGGAATCCAGAAACTGACGATGGGCCAGCTCTACAAGCGGCTGGCTGCCCAGGGCCTGGTGGTCTGATTCCCCGTCCCCTGCCGGTAAACCCGGCAGACCACCCCTCAAGGACATACCCATGAACGACCAAGCGATTGAACAAGAAATCCAGGCCAAGGGCCTGACCGCGGCGCGCGTGACGGCGGAGCATATCGACGCGCTGATGGCGCGCGTCGTCTACATCGGCGGCCGCGTGGGCAACACGACAAGCACCGTGGTGCATGCGTTCTTGGACGGCAACTTCTTGCTGGCCAGCGGTCACAGTGCCTGCGTGAGCGCCGAGAACTTCGACGCCGATCTGGGCGCGAAGATGGCTCGCTCCCAGGCGGTCACCAAGGCGTGCGAGGCGTTGTGGCTGCTGGAGGGCTACGCCCTGCGCACTCGTCTGGCCGGCCCGACCGATGCCCAGGTGGGCCGCTTTCTGACCTGGCCGCTGCCCGGCGACGTGGCGGTCGATCCCTGCGCGATGGCCCTGGACTACCCGGGCCGCTGCGGCACCAACCTGCTGACCGCAGCCCAGGCCAAGGCCATGCTGCAGCACGTCCTGGGCGGCTGATTGCCAGCCCCAGAGGTGAAGCTCCTGTGTTCACCCCTGAGCAGTACGAAGAGCTACTGAAGCTGTCGCTCGACGCCCTGCGCGCGGCCCGCGGCGTGGTAGCAAGCGCCGCAGCGGATCTGCCGGCCCCGGCCGCCGCCGCTCCCTCGCTCAACGACTGGCTGGTGACCTACCGCGAGATCATTGCAGGACGCGGCTACGACAAGCAGACCATCAAGAACCGGCGATCCACGCTGGCGCACGTGGTCCGGCTGTGGGGCGAGCGGCCGATGACAGCGCTCAAGCCGCACGAGATTTCCACCGGCATAAAGAGCCTGTCGCCGGCCAACGCGGTGCGGGTGCTCGGCGAGCTGCGCGACGTGTTCAACGAGGCTGTGGCCAACGGCGCAGCGGAGCACAACCCGGCCGCGCATGTGAAGGCACCGAAGCATCGCGGGCTGCGCAAGCGCTTGACCTTCGAGACGTGGCGCGCAATGTGGGAGCTGTCGAAGGCCGGGCCCCAGCGCTGGGTGGAGTCTCTTCTGCTGCTGGCGCTGGTCACCGGCCAGCGTCGCGCCGATCTGGCCAAGATGTGTGAGCGCGATGTCATTGACGGACACCTGCGGGTCGAGCAGCAAAAGAAGGCAGGCAAGCCGATCGGCGCACGCGTCGAGATCCCGCTGACGCTGCGCATGGACGCCATCGGAATGACGGTGGGCGACGTGATCGAGCACTGCCGCGGAAGCGCCAAGCCTGGCGCCACACTGCTGCGCAAGGCTGGCGGCGGGCCAATCGAAGAGTCTTCCCTGTCGGCCCGGTTTCATGAGCACCTGGTCGCCGTTGTCGGACCAAACGCCTACCAGCAGTACGAGGCGCCAAGCCTGCACGAGGCGCGCAGCCTGAGCGCCCGCACCTACTTGGCGCAGGGCTACACACCGGAGCAACTGCAAACGCTGCTGGGCCACTCCAGCGTTGAGA